CCTATCCCCTGTGTGCCTTGGCAGTCTCAGCCTCTCTATGGGCAGTCGGTGATCCCAGCTCCTGTCCCATCCACCTTTAAGGAAGCAACGAAATGAACGACACCACCACCTCGCCCGCCGAAGGCGTCTTGAGCCACTTTCCTGCAGACGAGCACCTGCACGTCGATTCGTCGGTGATTGCCAAGCTGGGTGCGCTGACGGCCACCGCCAGCGCGGTCAAGGAAGTCGGCAACGCCAGCTACATGCTGGTACCGGAAGGCTTCGACCTGAAAGACCTCACGGCCGCCATCGAAAAGGCCCAGCCGGCGCCGAGCCGCAAAACGGGCACGGTACACCTGGGCGACCTCGACAGTTTCCTGACGTTCGTCGGCAAACAGGGCGCGGCCAGCGACTGCTACATCTATGCGGATCTGGATGCGCGCACGCTGACGGCAGTACTCAATGACCACCATCACCTGGCCGATCACGAGCAGGCTGGCTGGCGCGACTTCCGCGCGACCTACAAGGCGGAGCTGAGCCGCGAGGCAGCAATCTGGATCGCCAACGACAAGAAGCTCAAGGAGCAGGAGGAATTCGCCATTTTCCTCGAAGACAATATTGCCGACGTAGTGCCAGGCGAAGGCCTGCCGACCGGCGACACGCTGCTGGCGGTAGCGCTGACCCTGCAGGCGAAGACGGAAGTCAATTTCAGCTCGCACAAGCGCCTGGACAATGGCCAGACCCAGTTGGCTTATTCCGAAACCATCGATGCGCGCGCGCAGGGCGGCGCCATCGAGATCCCGCGTGAGTTCGCCATCGGCGCCCGCCTGTTCAAGGGGGCCGACGGCTACCGCATCAAGGCGCGCCTGAAATACCGCCTGGGTTCCGGCAAGGTGAAGTTCTGGTACGAGCTGGACCGGCCGGAGAATGCCATCGAGGAGGCATTCAGCGAGTACGTCGAGCAGGCCCGCGCCAGCGGCTTCACCGTGCTGATGGGCAAGCCATGATGCGCGGCGCCACCAGCCCGAAGGTGATTGCCAGCGGCAGCCGCGTTGCCTTCGATAGCGACGAAGGCCCGCAGGCCGGCGTGGTCGAGTGCATCAAGCCAGACGTCGGCAACGGCCAGCGTATCGCCATGGTGCGCGTGGCCGGCACGCTCGACGGCATGCCATGGCAGGTGCCCGTCGAGCAACTGCAGCAAACCGTCACCGGGAACTGAGTCGATGCGCCGCCCACTTCCCGCCGGCAACGTGCCGATGGCGACCGAAACCCACCGCCGCCTGGCATTGGAGTTGCGAATGGCGGTCGAGGCGCTGATCGGTGCGCCATCGACTGATGCTTTCAATGTTCTGTCGAAGATGCTAGCGGCCCTTTGTAACTGTGGGATGAAGGGCTGGGCCATCGATCTGGCGACCGAAACCATGTGCCATATCTGCGACCGGTATGAGCGCGTGGGCAAGATCGGCTTGAAGGACTGCGAGGTAGTAAGACTTCGATCTGCGATGGGCGGTATCGATGGTCGACTGCCCTACATTCCTGTGAATAAATTTGATATCGCTGTGGCCGAAGTGGCTGCATTTTGCACCAGCGTCGGTGCGTGAATCACCTTAAATGGAAACCCATATGAACCAAAATACCAACACTCTGCCTGCCGCCATCGGCGCCGCATTCTCCGGCGGCATCTATGCCGGCATCATCCGCGGCGTGGCCGGCGCGCCGGACCAGCACCTGGTGTTGTTGCCGGGCGATGTGGACGACGTCAACTGGGAGGCCGCCAATGCCTTTGCTGCCAGTGCGGGCGGCGAGTTGCCGACCCGTGCCGAGCAGGCGCTGCTCTTCGCCAACCTGAAAGACCAGTTCGAGCCGCGCTGGTACTGGTCCAGCGAGCAGGCCGGCCCCTCTCTCGCGTGGACTCAGGGTTTCTTCGGTGGCTACCAGAACAGCTACTACCGCTCGTACGAGGGCCGCGCCCGCGCCGTCCGCAGATTACCAATTTAACGATTCATCAATTTACTTGTCTTGCCCGCCCACAACCACTTTCGGAGCCATCCATGAGCACCAGCACCGCAGCAGCAACTGAATCCAGCGCCGTCGGCACGCCACAAGCCAAAACCATCCCCGCCGCGATCGGCGAAGCCTTCGCCGGCGGCATCTACGCCGGCATCATGCGCGGCATCGACGGTGCGCCGGACCAGCACCTGGTGCTGCTGCCTGGCGCCGCCGAAGACGTGAGCTGGGAGGCTGCCAGCGAATGGGCCAAGGCCCAGGGCGGCGAGCTGCCGACGTGCCGCGAGCAGCGCCTACTGTTCATCAACCTGAAAGATCAGTTCCAGCGCGATTGGTACTGGTCCAGTGAGCAGGCCGGCCCCTCGCACGCGTGGCTTCAGTATTTCTTCAATGGCGTCCAGCTCAACAACGACCGCTCGTACGAGGGCCGCGCCCGCGCCGTCCGCAGATTGCCAATTTAACGATTTATCAATTTTCTTTCACTTCGAAAGCCCAGTATGAGCAAACAACAATTCATGGCCGAGAACCTGCGGGAAGGCGAGATCTACGCCGGCCTGGTCCTCGGCAAGGACGGCGCTGCCGACTATCACCTGTTCCTGCAACCAGGCGCCGCAACTGGCGTGAATTGGCAAGCAGCCATGGACTGGGCCAAGAAGCTTGGCCACAGCCTGCCTACACGCGTCGAGCAGGCATTGCTCTTCGCCAACCTGAAGCACGAGTTCGAGCCACGCTACTACTGGTCGAGCGAGCAGGCCGGCCCCTCTACCGCGTGGGGTCAGTTTTTCGACCTTGGCTACCAGGACTACGACGACCGCTCGGCCGAGGGCCGCGCCCGCGCCGTCCGCAGATTAGAAATTTAACCCCTTAACCATTTCAACATGGCCAACCATACCGACCTGCCAATTTCCAAAGTTGCCTACGACCTGCTGGTGGTGGCAACTGACTTGGCCAAGAACATGCCCCGCGACTTCAAGGCGTCGATTGGCAAGGAAATCCGCGACGAGTGCGTGCGCTTGACGGTGCTGATTTTCCACGCAAACGTCGCTGGCGACAAGACGCCGCACCTCGACAAACTGATCGAGCGCAACCAGGTGCTGGAACTGCTGTTCCGGCTGTCCAAGGACATGCGCTTCATCTCCGTCGCGCAGTATGCACGGGCCATCGCACTGACCAGCATGATCGGCAAGCAGGCCGGCGGCTGGAAGAAATACACCGCATCGTCGCCTGCTGCTTCCCGGTCAAGGCCGGGTTGACTGTGCGAATTTTTTAATCTGGTCGTGCCGCTGGCTCACAAGGCCACCGCTATGCGCACAACAGTAACCACCTGGCGGCGTCCAGGCAGGCCTGGCGCAGTTTCCCCACTGATCGGCATGGCCTTCGGTGGGGCGACGTAGATAGCACGAATTGACGCAGGCCGGCCCCTCTAACGCGTGGAATCAGAATTTCAACAATGGCAACCAGAACAACAACAACCGCTCGTACGAGGGCCGCGCCCGCGCCGTCCGCAGATCATCCCGATGCGGACTTCACGCTCGAGCAGCTGGCCGTCGCGTATTTCGACTGCCGCCGCACCAAACGCAACACCCCCAGCGCCCTGGTGTTTGAGCAGCACCTGGAGCGCAACCTGATCGAACTACACGACGAGCTGCAGGACGGCTCGTATAAGCCCGGCCGCTCGATTTGCTTCGTCGTCACGCGCCCGAAAGCGAGAGAGGTGTGGGCGGCCGATTTCCGTGATCGCATCGTGCACCACCTGCTGTACAACAAAATCTCGCCTCGCTTTTACGCTTCATTCATCAAGGACACCTGCGCCTGCATCCCCGGGCGCGGCACGATGTACGCAGCCAAACGGCTCGAATCGAAGATCCGCAGCGTCACGCAGAACTGGGCCCGGCCCGCCTTCTACCTGAAATGTGATCTGGCCAACTTCTTTGTGGCTATCGACAAGGACGTGCTGCGCGGGCAGATTGCCGCGCGCGTCAGCGAGCCGTGGTGGCTGCGCCTGGCCGAAACGATCCTGTTCCATGACCCGCGCGAGAACTACCAGCTGCGTGGCGCGGCCGAGCTACTGGCGCGCGTGCCGGCACACAAGCGCCTGGTCAATCAGCCGGCGCACCTGGGTCTGCCGATCGGGAACTTGTCGAGCCAGTTCTTCGCCAACATCTACCTCGATGCGCTGGACCAGTATGCAAAGCACCGCATTGGCGCCCGCCACTATATCCGCTACGTCGACGACTTCCTGCTGCTGCACGAATCGCCCCAGTGGCTGAGCGCAGCGCTGGCCAGCATCAACGAGTTCCTGCCCCGCGTGCTGCACGCAAACCTCAATCCCAGCAAGACGATCCTGCAACCGATCGCGCGCGGCGTCGACTTCGTCGGCCAGGTCATCAAGCCCTGGCACAGCCGCACGCGGCGCCGCACCGTGCACGAGGCGACCAGCCGCATTGCCGGCATACCGGATCACCGACTGCCCATAGAGAGCTGAGACTGCCAAGGCACACAGGGATAGG